GTATTTCAACTGGCGCAACTGTTTCATTATCAGGTGGAACATCACAAGCAGTACAAGCAGCAGATATTACAACAGGTTGGGATAATTTTTCAAATCCAGATATTGTTGATGTTTCATTATTAGTTTCGGGTGATGCAACGACAACAACACAACAAACAGTTATTGATTTAGCCGTTTCAAGAAAAGATTGTATTGCATTTATTTCACCCCCAAGCACAGTTATCAGTTCTGCAACACCAGAATCAGTAGTAACAACTTGGGCTTCATCAACACTTGCAAGAGCAACAACATATGCGGTCGCAGATAGTGGTTGGAAATATCAATTCGACAAGTATAACAATTTATATCGTTGGATACCATTAAACGGAGATATTGCTGGGCTATGTGTTCGCACAGATCAAACAAATGATCCTTGGTTCTCACCTGCTGGTGTTAATCGCGGTGCAATTAAAAATGTAGTCAAATTGGCATGGAATCCATCACAATCTCAACGTGATGCAATCTACTCGGTAGGTGTAAATCCTGTAGTTTCTCTACCAGGGCAAGGCACAATACTGTATGGCGACAAAACATTAATAACACAACCTTCTGCTTTCAGTAGAATTAATGTTCGCCGCCTGTTTATTGTACTTGAAAAAGCAATTTCAACTGCTGCCAAATTCTCACTGTTTGAACTGAACGATGAATTTACTAGAGCGCAATTTGTAGCAATCGTTGAGCCGTTCTTACGTGACGTTAAAGGTCGCCGTGGTATTTACGATTATCGTGTTGTTTGCGATACTACAAATAATACTGCTCAAGTAATTGACTCGAACCAGTTTGTTGGTGATATTTACATTAAACCTGCACGTTCTATCAACTATATCCAGTTGAATTTCATAGCAGTACGTAGCGGTGTGAGCTTCAGTGAAATCGTCGGTTCTGTCTAATAAATAATAGGAAATAGGAGAAAACAATGGCTTTTAATGTAGCAGAGTTCAGAGCAAATCTTGTAGGAGATGGTGCTCGTCCAAATCTGTTCCAAGTCACAATGACTTTTCCAACATTTAGTACAGAGGCAACAACTTCTGCACAAGCATTAACATTTTTATGTAAGAGCGCACAGTTGCCAGGTTCAACACTTGGCACTGTCCCACTGTTTTACTTTGGGCGTGAATTGAAATTTGCTGGAAATAGAAACTTCGCCGACTGGACAATCACAATAATTAACGATGAGAACTTCAAAGTTCGTAAAGCTTTTGAATCTTGGATGAACGGTATTAATTCACATACAACTAATCTCAGAAACGGAGTTGCAGGTTCACCAACAGGTTATTCTGTCGATGCGAAAGTGAATCAGTATGACAAAGGCGGAAATATTATCAAAGCATATAACTTTGTTGGTGCTTTCCCTGTTGACTTAGCACCAATTGATCTTGACTGGGGTTCCAATGATGCTATCGAAGAATTTTCGGTAACCCTAGCATATCAGTGGTGGGAATCGGATACTACTTCTTAATATAGAGGGGCTTATGCCCCTCATTATGTTTAATTTGAAAAGAAAGAGAAATCAATGGCTTTGAACTTGTTCGGCTTTCAAATCTCAAGACAAAAGACTGAAGTACAACAACAGTCTGAGAAAACTTTTGCCGTCCCATCTAATGAGGACGGTGCATTAACTATTTCTGCCGCAGCATATTATGGCACATATGTTGACTTAGACGGTACAGCAAAAAATGAGGTTGAATTAATTTCTCGCTATCGAGAAATGGCAATGCAACCAGAGATCGAATCTGCTATTGATGATATCGTTAACGAAGCCATCGTTCAAAACGATAATGGGCAATCGATTCGAATTATTATGGACGATCTAAAGCAACCAGACAAAATTAAAAAAGCCATTGAAGAAGAATTCAAAATTATATTAAGAGTATTGAATTATAATAACATGGCCACGGATATTTTTCGCAGATTCTATGTTGATGGTAGATTGTTCTATCACATCATTATAGACCAAGATAATCCACAGTCTGGTATTAAAGCACTTAGATATATTGATCCAAGAAAAATACGAAAAGTTCGTGAAGTTAAAAAAGAAAAAGATAAATCAACAGCAGCGGATGTGGTAACAACTGTAAATGAATATTACATTTACAATGACAAAGTAGTTTCAGGCACTTCATCCAGTTATGGACCTGTAGGTGTTCGTATTGCAAAAGACTCTATCATCAATATCAATTCAGGATTGATGGATTCTCGTCGTGCAGTTGTGCTTTCGTATCTACACAAAGCAATCAAACCACTCAATCAGTTACGTATGATTGAAGATGCTACAGTAATTTACCGTATATCAAGAGCACCAGAACGTAGAATTTTCTATATCGATGTAGGCAATTTGCCTAAGTTAAAGGCTGAACAATACCTACGCGACATTATGGTCAAGTATAAAAATAAACTTGTCTATGATGCTCAGACAGGTGAAGTCCGTGATGATAGAAAATTCCTGTCAATGATGGAAGATTTCTGGCTACCTCGTCGAGAAGGTGGTAAAGGTACAGAAATTACAACATTACCTGGTGGGCAGAATCTAGGTGAACTAGAAGACGTTAAATACTTTGAAAAGAAATTGTACAAAGCATTAAATGTTCCAGTTTCACGTTTAGATCCAAATCAAACTGGGTTTTCACTTGGCAGAGTTGGTGAAATTACACGTGATGAAGTAAAGTTTTCAAAGTTTGTTGATCGCCAAAGACAGAAGTTTGCAGAAGTTTTCGATCAAGCACTGCGTGTGCAATGTGTACTAAAAGGTATTTGTACATCTGATGAGTTTGACGAATTTAAAGAGTACATATACTACGATTTCTTAAAAGACAATAATTTTGCCGAATTAAAAGAAGCAGAACTTGTAAGAGAGCGTTTATCGCTTCTTGGTTCCGTAGACCCATATGTCGGGCGTTATTACTCAATGGAGTGGATACAAAGAAATGTGTTGAGAATGACGGATGATGATATTAAAGAAATGCGTAAACAAATTGACGATGAAAAAGAAGCAGGATTAATTTTAGATCCAATGCAAATAGCACAGCAGGGGCAAGCAGAATTAGCCGCCGATGCTGCCGATGCAAAAACTGGAAACGCTCCAACATCTCCTGCAATTTCAAATGCTTCACCAGTATCCGGAGATACGGCAGATAATAGACCAATAAAAGGTGATTTGAGTTTGAAAGAATCCCTCGCATTACGCATGCTAAAAAGAGTGGTATAAATAATTTATATTTAATGGAGAAAAAGATGCCAGATGAAAATATTCAAGCAGTAGTTGACAATGCTCTTGTCGATAATGCTACAGAAATGAGGGCTGCGTTTTATAATGCGATCAATGATAAGATTTTTAATGCGTTAGAACAAAGAAAACAAGAGATGGCAAGAAACTTTATTTCTCAATATGATTCCGATAATGAAGAAGAATCAGAAGAACAAGAAGAAGATTCTGCTGGAGAAGAACAAGAAGAACAAAATACGGAAGACTCAGAAGAAACGCAGCAATGAAAAGATTAAAAGACTTTCTTCAAACAAAGATTGACGAAGATGGTTCTCCTGATGTAGACGGAGATGGTTGGCTTTCACCATCAGAATTACATCAGCATTTAGATATTCAGAAAAGAGGAAAAGTCGATCTTGGTGATTATGCTGCGCATGTAATGTTTCATGCTCACCACCCAGAATACCTTGCACCATATGTCGCATCATTTAATGATGTGCAAAAAAGGCACGCTGAAGGTCAACACATGTGTGACCATGATCCGGTCTTCAAAAAATTAATGAACAAGGATTCTTTGGTCGCAACAAATTATCCTGTATATGAAGGAAGAGAAGCTGGGCATTCCGAGCAAGATCCTCCAGCAGTTTTAATTATGAGAAGAAAATCTATTCGTTTATTCCCGAATGGGCAAAAAGTTGCTTTGTATTACGTTGATAAAATTAACAAGTATGTCACTGTCCCATACGATGGTATTATGCAACTGTCCACCGAAGAAACGATATTAGATAAAATTAAAATTGTTGCAGAACAAAAACAAAAAATGGTTGTTGAACATTTAGATGGTTCAACGTCCGAAATCACTCCAGAAATAGCAAATAATATAATGAATGTTTATAGAAAAATTAATGAGACAAACAAAGAAAAAATGGCTGATATGCTAGAAGCGAGTGCAAAACATTTTCAAACTATAGTTAAGTTTTCCAAGGAATAAAAATGGCAAACCAATTCTCATATCAAGTTTTAAAAGACGATACGCAACACGCCGTTATTAAACTTACGGCAGATTTTGATGGATCAGGGCAAGAAGATAATGTTGCAAGAATTAAAGCTAATTCTTTATATGGTGCATTGGCAACAAACGGATTCCCTGTTGCAAACGTCTGGGGCGGTTCTGCTAACACTCCTCTATCTTATTACGGTTTAACCGTAAATAGAATTTGGTATGACACATACGGTACTGGTGGTACAGTTCAACTATACTGGTCAAACACAGAATTTCAGACAGCAAACAGTGGTGTGCCACTTTTCTTCTTACATGGAAATGGAGAATATGATGGCGAAGGCAATTGGATCACAGTAAAAAATACTTCAGTTGGAGCAAACAACAACGGTGATATAGGAATTTATACTAAGGGTCAAATTGCAAATTCTAGCTATACCATTGTTATTGAACTAAGAAAAGATAATACTTATTATCAGCGCGGGCAATTTAATGATCCTGCTGCATTTAACTATGGTGCATTTTCACTTAAACCATAATGTCAATAATTAAAGAAAGAATTGAGCGTTTATTTGAAAAGAAGTTGCTCGAATTAAATGAGGGCAACGTACAAAAATTTGGTAGAACAAAATTAGTAAGAGTAAGAGTACGAGGCGGTAAAGTACAAAGAAGAAAAAAGTTTTCTAGTGTACCAGGTTATACGATAAGAGGTGGCAGACTTGTTAGAATGTCGCCTCAGGAAAGACGAAAAAGAAAAATGGGTGCTAGAAGAGCTAAGATTAAACGTAAAAGTAAATTAAACACAATTCTTCGTAAAAGAAGAATGTCACTTAGAAGAAGGGCTTCTTTGGGGGTAAGAT